ATTTAAACCCATTCCTGCTTGGTATTGTGCATTTAAAGCATCAAGGCCACCTTTAAGCAAATCAAGGCCATTTTGAATGTATGCTTTTTGTTGTTCTTCAGAAGCATTTTCAGGTAATGAATTTTCCCATTTATTTAATTCAGCAAGAGAACCGCCACCAGCTCCAGCAAATACTCTACGCAATTCAGAAGCAACCGCTTGAGCTGATTGTCTAAATTTACCTTGGCGAGTATCACCGAAACCTTTTTCTTCAATATAATTTACAACAGGATTGATGATATTTGGCAAAAATCCAACATTACCTAAATCCTCTGCACGTTGATACAAATTACCCATGTGATATAGCGCTTGATTTGCACCACGAACTGCATCAGCTTGTTTACCTTTAGCAAAGGCAGTAGCAGTTTGCTGACGTTTTTGAAAGTTAGTTGCATCATAAGTAGGGTCAACATTAGTCACAATATCAAACAATTGTGTCATTGACTTTTTATCTAATGGCGCCTTGCCAGCCAAAGGAATGCGATTTTCTAATACAGCATTTACCATTGGTTTAACATGAGCAGGTAAGCTATTAAAATAATCTACGTTGCTACCTTCTGCTGCTTGAGGACTTAATTGCATTGTAGCTTCAGCTTGTTTGACTGGAGCCACATTTGTATATTGACCTGTATCTGCTACTAATTTTGCCATAATTATTCCTCTACCCAGAATTTCTTGCCACCTTGCATTACAAAGTATTTCCCAGTTTTTGCATCGTAAGTTGCATTTACTGAACCCACACCATCAATGTTAAATGATTGTGTTTTTGGTGCTTTATTTAAAGGTGATGTACTAGGCTGTGCTGACGGTTTAGGTAAGCCAAGTGGATTGTCTTCTACTTCTTTTAATTTTAATTTCTTTTCTTCAATGCCTAATTGAGCAGCTTGATATGGGTTAATCCATGAAGTCGCAAGACGTTTCCAATCTTCATAAGAGCCTTTATATCCAACACCTTTTGCTTTTACCCATTCCTTATATGATGTTGGGTCTTCATTTTTGCTTTCTCCCAATACTTCACCAGTAGGTCTGCCATGAACATCAAATCCTATTAAACGACCATTAGCTTCTTTCCATTCAGTTTGTTTAGGAGCCATGATTTGACCAGCTTGAGTCATCATCAATTTTTCAGCCAAATCAGGATTGTTTGTTGCATTAGAATAAGCAGATAAAGCGCTCATAACATCAGCAGATGTAGGTTGTCTATATCCTGTTGTAGTAGTCATAGGCACAGAGATATTCTTCATGCCAGATTCATAAGGCTGCATACCACCAAGATTGTCTGTAGGTGTTGGCGTTCTACCATTAGGCACTTGAATATCATAAGAACCTTGCTCTGTAATAGCTTGTGGTGATAATGCTTTGCTTAAAGCAGTCAAAGCATCTTGTTTTGTTTTGCGTTGAGTACCAAGATAATCTTGATAGCCTTTAATAGCTTCACGCTCTTGTTCACGACCTTTGTATTGACCTACAGCATTAGCCAAGTATTGCGTCCATGATGGAGCTACATAGTGACCAGATACCATTTGAGCTTGTGGCAATTGAGCGCCACGAAGTGCATCTGCTTGAGCCAATCTACGTTTAAGAATCAATTGTGCAGTAGCGTCATCTGTAGGCGTTATCATGTCATTAGATGAACCTCTCATCCAATTCCACTCACCAGGCATAAAACCACTCATAAAATTTGCCATATATTATCCTTAAAATAGAACGCTTGCGCCAAGACCCATCAAACCACCCCAGAAGTTATTACTTGCAGCTTGTTGAGCGTTGTAACCTGCTAATTGGTTAGCATATTGAGCATTAACCGCACCCAACAGATCAGCACCGCCTGTGTTAGCTTGTTGTACTGGAGATACAAAGTTTGGATTGTCAACTTGAGTACCTGTACGCAACGCATTGATGACGTTAATAGGTTGCATTTGATTATAAGCAGCTTGATTGAATGCTTGCTGTTGAGCGCCAAGACCCATGCCCATGCCTTGAGTAACTGCTGAAGTCAACAAATCATTTTGACCTTGTTGGAACTCACGGTTAGCGTTACGGTAAGCCTCTGTGCCTGGAGCAATACCTTGATTGGCCATCTTGGTATCAAAAGCAGCTTGAGATGCTTGCATAGTAGGCTGTAATCTACGCATGATTGCGTCAGAATAGCTTTCACCTGCATTGATAGGCATGTTAGGTAATTTAGACATATCTACACCAGGCTTACTTAATACGCCTTGAGCATAATCTAAACCAGTTTGCGCTGTACCCAATAGACCAGCTTCTAGTTTGTTAGATAAGTCTAGTTTTTGTTGCTCTGCTGGTGAAAGTGTTTGGGTTACTTGATATAGTTGGTTACCATATGGGTCTGTTGTTGTTGGCGCATAAACCAAGTTACCATACGGTGTATATTGATTGACACGGTTAGCAGCAGCAGTAGCACGAGCAGCTTCCAAGTTACCAGCAGCAGTTGCTTGAGCAGCACCTACAGTATCAGGAGCTTTAGGAGAACTACCACCTTTGCCACCTTTATTGTAGCCTGGATGCTGTAGTACACCTACTGACCCAATTTTAAATTGATTACCAAACATATTAAGTCCTTATCCATTTACAGTCTTTTTTGTATAAAACATAGATGATTAAATCACCATCTGATGCACCGCCCTCAAGTTGGGCAACCTTCTTGAACCCTAGATGCTCTGTAAATCGCATGGATTCTTCATTGCTTGTTGAAACTACATTGACAACTACATTAACATTCAGTTGATTGAAGGGATAATCAAACATGATCTTTAAGAATTCTTTATTTAACCAGCGTCTTCCAACGCCAGCACAATAACTAGAGATTCTTGCACCTTCCTCATATCCGTCATAAACAACACCTGCAATCAATTCGCCATTTTCTTCTAATCCTATAGCTTCATAATTGTAAGTACCGCCTCCCCAAGCCTCATGTTTCTTGAGGAATTCACCAACTCGTTCTTTTTGTCCTAGAACAATGTTTTTCACTATAGGATAGCTCCGCCTTCGATAACAATATCAGTAGATACCCAGCGAACAGAGATTTTATTAGATGCGACTTTAACGATAGGTGCGCCATAATAGCCAACACCATGAATGCCCTGCCAGTATTGAATTACTTGCAACTTACCGCCCCAGTTAGCGTTATCCCAAACATCCAAATCCCAAAAGCCATAGCTAATAGGAGTCGTTGTAAGTGGTGCTGAAAGGTCTGATAAGTCAAAGTCAACATCAATCCCTGCATAGATAGCTGGAGTGCCATTTGCCCTTAAAATAGGTCTTGACATTGTAAACCGTTTTAGTGTGCCTGCGCCATTAAAATTGTTAAATGCTTGCAAGCCGTAAGCGTTGATATTAGTGCCTGCATCAGCGTTTGTGTACCATGCACGACCTACATATCCATTCCCACCAAAATAAGGATTATCTTGGAAAATCTCAAAGCAGTTAGCATTCCAGCCTGAATAGTTACACCATGATCCACTAATTGTGTTCATGACATATTGCTGTTGGCCATCACCCTCTTGTACAGGTACGTTTAACCATAATTGGTTGATAGTAGGAACGTAAATTAACTGCCATCCAAAGTTTGAACCGTAATCAGTAATCGCTTCAGAAATAGCGTATTGGATTTTATCGGTAATCGCTACTTTAGGATTGACACGAGAAGACTGTAAAGCTGCTGACATTGGAATAACACCGTCTTGACAGACAATCAGCAAATCACCAGCATACTTATATAATGAACGTGCGCCTACAGGAGCGCCAATATCCCATACACCAACCATAGACCATGTAGCTGCATTAGCAGGATCTGAACCCTGATAGACAATTACCTGACCTTTGTTAGTCATAATAACGTAATGGTCATTTACGCCTTGGCCAGCATCAATCGTCCATGTTCCGTGAGCTACAATATAGCCACCTTTAGTAGCTAAAGATGTTACATCTACAGGATTCGCTGCACCGCCAATAGAATCAACTGGCAAATACCAAGTCTTCAAAGAGTCTTTTTCAATAAAGAATTGACGCTCTGCGTAAAGAATAGGGCTATTTAAGTCTTCAGGAGTTACGCCTGTAATAACTGCATCAGCCCATGTAGAGCCATCATATACTTGAGGCTTATCTACAGCATTAGCCATTGACAAGAAAGTGCCAGCGCCTGTAGCAATGTTAAGATATTGCCAGCGTGAATTGCTTAATCCTGTCAACTCTGCAGCGCCTACAGCGCCCTGTGTAGTAACGTCATATACTTCACCATCAGCAATCGCAAATAGTTTGTCTGACGCACCACCAGAGTAAGCCATAAGGGTTTCTACAGCGCCTGGAAGACCAGTAGCCCATTTAGCATAACCACTTCTTAATACGCATTCTGTAGTTGCAGGAAACCAGTTCTGCAAAGTAACTGCATCAAGTGGACCCATTGCTGTAAGGCCATCTCGTGCATTCCACCCACCAGTAGGTGCTGGCAAGCTAACAGGTTGTGATACTGCTCTTTTAGCGATAGCCATAATTAAGACCCATAGTTAGCGTCAGGAATGTTCTCCCAGCCGATTAGTACGTTGGCTGTTCTTGGTGCAAGTGACAATGTTGGTGAGCCTTGATCGTTTGCTTTAGCAATGTTAAGTTGCATATCAAAGTCACGTTGGAAGGCTGTAGTGTCAAAGCCTTTGATTTCAAAGTATTTCTTTTTCAAACCCAAAACCATCAAACGGTCAGGGAAGCAACATGTATCGCTATCTGATGCAAATTGTGGAATTTGAGTGCCTGAAGTATTGAATGCCCAATTAGTTGTAATGTACTCGAAGCCTAGATATTCATTTGTAGATGTAAGAGGCCAGATTTGGAATGTTGACCCCATGATACGCCAACGGATACGAGGACCAGTTGAAATGTAAGATGACTTCAACCATTGCCATTGTTGTGGGGTTTCAGGACCCAACATTTCCCAGCGTTTAGACTTATCGTATTGAGTTCTATCTGTAATACGGTCAAAGCCTGATGGTAAATCGTATTCAGTTTGACCAAATACATAGTTACCTGAACCATTACCTGTCGCTACGCCTGTAATCACTACAGAAGTACCTGAAGCAGACACAATTGAAGTGTTTTGGATTACGCCTTCACCTTGCACTTGGAACTTGGTAGCGCCAATAGAATTGATGAATGCAACTGCTGCAGGATCAACACCAGTAATTGTGTTAGTGCCTTCTAAAATGACACCGTCAGACTGTGTAAATTGTGAATACCAAGAATAGGATATGTTCAACGCTTCCCAAGGATACTCACGAGCAAGTTCGCCACCTAGGGCATTTGCTAAATAGTAAAGCTGTTGTACGTCTGCTGCGGTATTACCCACAACAGTTGTAGGCATAGCTAAACCCATCTCAACAGATGCGTTTTGTACCAATTGGAGAAGCGTTGAAGCCATATTATTCCTCTGTAGTTTCTTCCTCTACCTTGGCTTTCGCTTTGGTTTTGGGTTTATTTGCTTGTGAAGCTAACTCGGCAATTTGCGCTTCCATACGAGCAATAATTTCATCTCGTTTTGAAAGTTCATCAG